GTAAATCAATGACAGTCGGTAATGTTAATGGATTAGTTCAAGATATTTTTGTTAACAAAATACCCAACACAGTTTCAATAGGTGGTTCATTAAGAATTGGTGTTGGAAATTCAACAGAAACACTTAAGGTTCTTAACTTATTCAACCAAAATAAAGTAATAAGAGTATTAAGACATGCTGGTATAGCACACACGTTTGGTTCCAATATTGATATCTTAAATAATAGATTTACTATCCCAGTCAAAACTGAAAAGTTTGACTCTAAAGTTAATGATGTAGTATTTTTCAATGGTGTTCAATCAGTTGGTGTTGGTACATCTGGTGTAGCATCAACTGTTAATTATGTTGTAGGTGAAACATTATCTGTAGTTTCAATTCCTGAAAGAGCAATATATCTACCTAATCACCCATTTGTTACAGGACAAAAAGCACTTTTAACAAGACCAAATGTACCTAACGCAGAGTTTGATGTTTCACCAAACAACAGTGCATCTGGTTCATTTGAATTACCGTTCACTGGTCAAACATCCACAGAAGTTTATATTATCAAGAAAGATGAAAATTATATTGGTATCGTAACTACAAGAGCAGGAGTTGCTAACACAAGTGATGGATTATATTTCTTAGGTAATGGTGTCTCTGGTATTGGTTCTGGATTATATAATATTTCATCACAATTCGATCAGGTTATAGGTGATGTAGATAAAGTTACTAGCACAGTTACAACTAAAATAGGTGCTGCAGAAACTACTAGTCATAATTTACAAAATGGCGATATAGTTTCAATGAGCGTTATTCCTAATTTATCTGTAGGAATAGGAACTACTACACCTATATCTGTACAGTATAATTCAGAGTTCCAAAAACTAGTAATAAATCCAATAACATTCTCAAGTTCAGATGTAGAGACAAACAGATTGGATCTTGAAAATCATGGTTTTAATACAGGTGATAAAGTTCTGTATATTGGTTCAGCAACTGGTTTATCAACTGGTGAATATTTTGTCTATAAAGTAAGTGACAGATATTTAAAACTTGGGGAAACTAAAAAAGATGTAACTTCAAGTCCTATCAATACTGTTTCAATTACTGCGAATACAGGTGGTGCTAATCAATCTATTGCTCCTATCAATCCTAGAATAACTGTTGTAAAAAATCAGAAGTTAACTTTTGGATTATCAAATACATCATTAGCTGATTTTGATTTCAAAATATTCCTTGATCAAGATTTAACAAATGAATATTTAAGTTCACAGGATAGCACTAACTTTAATGTTGTTGGAGTTGGAACTATTGGAATAGGTACATCACCTGATAGACCAATAGTAGGAGCTGCATTAACTGTTCAAGGTTCATCATCTACTCCAGATAGATTATATTATGGTTTATCAAAAGGTGGATACATAAGCACATCTGATACTGATGTTTCAAATTATGGTGAAATATTGTTTGTTGACAGTTTGTACAATGGTAAATTTAAAATTTCAGGAGTGACATCTGATACATTTAATATTTCACCAAAAGTACCAGAATTTTTTAGATACACTGAAAATGATTGTGAATTATTAGAGTACTCAACAAAATCGAAAACCGTTGTAGGTACTATAAAAGATTTCAGAATATTATCATCAGGATTTAATTATAAAAAATTACCTCAATTCAAAGAAGTATTAAGTGAAAATGGAACAGGAGCAAATATAAAAGCTACTTCTGATTCAATTGGCAACATTAAAAACGTAAGAATAGATGATATTGGATATGAATATTCTTCTGATAAAACTTTAAGTCCAGAGGCATTTATTCCAACAGTTGCAAATATTGATAACTTAGATGTGGTCAATTCTGTTGAAGTTGTAAGTGGTGGTAGTAATTATTCCAGTGCTCCTAATCTTATACTTTTCAATCCTGTATCGGGTGTAGTTGCTGATAATTCATCATTGCAAGCAGTTCTACCAAATCAAACAATATCTAACGTGAATGTGATTGCACCAGTAAATGGTCTTGACTCAGTTAATCATCAAGTTGTTGCAATAAACAATTCTAATGGTGTAGGAATAAATTCTGTAACATTATCAACATATCCAAATGCAGGTATTGTCACTTGTTTCTTAGATACACCTACAAATGGATTTGTGGTTCAACCATTCGCTATAGGTGATAAAGTATTTGTAGAAGGGATACTACGTATTGGAGAGGCAGGAATAGGTGCTACACAAGGAGGTATTACAACTAATACTACAGTTACAGGAGATGGATTTAATTCAGAAAATCATAATTATCAATTCTTTGAAGTTATAGATTATATCGCTGCAACCCCGTCACAACTTGTATTCAGTTTAGCAGGAGTAACAACAAATCCTGGTATTGCTAAAACTTTCCAGTCTGGATATGCAACTTTGGTAAACAAGAGGAATTATCCTGATATAAGACCTATTCAATCAAGAGGAAAATTTGATTTAAATGAACCATTAACACTAAATTCAGAAAAATCAGATCTTATTGTAACAGAAATAAGAGATGATTATATTAAACTTGATGGTCTATCTTATGTTAAGAATGGAGATAGGGTAACTGGAACAGTGAGTGGTGTATCTGCTGAAATAATATCTTTAATAGAAAATAAGGCTAAATTTAAAATAGATTTTTCTAACAAGCAAGAATATGGTTGGTTAGATGACACTGGTAAATTAGATGAAGATTATCAGGTAATGCCAGATAATAATTATTATCAAAATTTATCATATTCAATAAAGAGTCCAATAGTATGGGATAAGTTTGTAAATTCTGTTAATCGTTTAGTACATCCTGCAGGATTAAAGAATTTTGCTGATACATCAGTTGAGAACAATGTGAGTGTTGAACTTGGAGTTGGTTCTACATCCTTATCTACAATAATTATTGATGTTATTGATGAACCAAAGAGAGTTGATGCAATCAATAATTTTGATTTTGTTAGGGATTTTGATACTCTTGATAATAAATCTAAAAATTTAACTTTTGGTAGTAAAATACTAACTGATTTTTCAAGGTGTATAAGTAACAGAGTTCTTATACATGATGATATTAGTTCTCAATTTTCAAGTGCTGGTTTCTCTTCAAAGGACAGTGTTGTTGAAACAATTGATTTAGTTGACTTTAGAAATTATCTTATTCAAATAATCGATCCAGATACGTTTGATACACAATTTACAGAAGTTGTTGTATTAACTGATGAAGATGATGCAATATTATTTGAAAAATCTACTGACTTTACAAATTCAAGATTAGGAAATATTAAAACAGAAATAACGAGTGGTGGATCTAAAAATTTAGTATTTGATCCTATTGAAAAATTCACTAAAGATCATGATATTAAAGTTTTAAAAATTGATTTTAACACTGATTTAGTTGGAATTAACACTAACGTAATTGGAAATGTTAAACTTACTGGAGTAAATTCAGGTATTGCAACTGGTGCAGTTACAACGATTGTTGAATTTCCTAAAACTGATTTCAACGCACTTTATGCGAATATTTACGTTGAAGATAGCGTAACTAAAGAATTAAATTATAATGAAGTAATAGTTAATTTTGATGGAACTTGCACTGCAATATCACAAGCTTACGTTGATAAAAATTCATCAAGTAGTCAGAGTTCAGTTGGTATTATAACTGCTAAATTTGAAAATGATTTAATTAAACTACAAATTGAAAATAATGTTGGAAATATTTTAGAGTCTAGATCAAATATTGTTGGTTTAGGTACTACGACTGCTGGTATAGGAACACATCGTTTCTCAGTCGCTGGTCAACCTGCAGGAGCAGAGAGAAGTGTAAGATTGGAGTCTGGATACTCATCAGGTATAGGAACAATAACATACACAACAATCAATAAAACTCTTGACAGTTCTGTAAAATCTCTAGTAAGAGTTTCTTCAGGAAATACATCTGCAATACATCAGATAATTTCTATTCGTGATGCTGACGATATTTTAACTGTACAGTATCCATTTGTATCATTAGGTTCTACAACAGGTATAGGAACATTTGGTGGTGAGATAGTTGGTAATGATATCAATTTGCGTTTTTATCCAGATGCTGAATATAATTCTTTAGTCGAAGTACAATCATATAATCAAGTATTCTATACTCAAAGTGATTTTACAAATACTCCACCAAAATTAACTTATGGAACTGTATCTCAAGAAGTATTTTTATCAACTTATGATGGAATAGAGGGAGAAAGAGCAAATAAAACAAAATTTGATCTTACATTTGATGGAACACCAATTTACACAAAAATATTTGATCCAAATTCAGGAATTTTAAGCACAACGACTGGTACTTTCACAATTCCAAATCATTTCTTCAATACAGATGAAAAACTAACATATTCTTTCGACTCATCATTTGTTGGTATAGCAGCAACTGCACTATCAATTGGAGCAACTGCAAATACTGCGGGTGTAGTAACAACATTATTACCTACAACAGTTTTTGCAAATGTTATAGATGAGAATAGATTTCAATTATTTTCAAGACCAGAATATGTGTCTGCAGGTGTTGCAATAACCTTCACAGGTTTAGGTGCTGGTAACTTACATAAGTTGACAATGGAAAAGCAACTTACCAAAACAATAATTGGTTTGGATGGTGTGGTTCAACAACCAATTACATTTACATCTATTGCTCATACTTTAGACTCATCAATAAATGCAACAGAAACTCAATTTGTAATAAGTGGTATTGGATCAATTCAACCGACTGATGTACTCAAAGTTAATGATGAGTATATGAAAATTGAACAAGTTGGTTTCTCAAGTCTACCAACAGGTAGAATTAACGATTCAACTGATGTTTCTCTTGGAATATCTACTCTACCAGTGGTTAAAGTTGAGAGAGGTGTATTAGGTGTTGCTGCTGCAAATCATTCTGCGAATGATACTGTTAGAATACATAGAGGTTCATTTAATATTATTGATAGTTCTGTATACTTTATCGAACCACCAAAAGGTAATACAAGAACAAGAAGAAAAGATAACAACTTACCTTTTGTAAAAGCAGAATTTAGTGGAAGAACTTTCCTAAGAAGTGATTATACAACTAATATGTTATTTGATGATATATCTGATGACTTTACAGGTATAGGAAAAACATATAGTTTAACTGTGGGTGGTGCAAATACTTCTTCTGGAATAGGAGTTGGTAATGGTGTAGTATTCATAAATGGTATATTCCAAACACCATTAACTACTAACAATGAAGGTCATAACTATGAGTTTATATCAGATAACACAGCAGGTATATCTACCATTCAATTTACAGGCATTACATCTGAAAATGGTCAATTTATCATATCTGAGTCAGATATAAATCAAAACCAAGTTCCAAGAGGTGGTTTAATCGTTTCTCTCGGTTCTACACCAGGTCTTGGGTATGCTCCATTAGTTGGTGCAAAAGCATCATTATTTAAGAACTCTGCTGGTGCAATAACAAGTGTTGTAGGTATCGCAACAACTTCAGGTGTTAATTATGGAATAAGCACTGCTGCATATGATAATATCACTGGTATCATTACAGTTACAACTAATAAAGTACATGGTTTCTCACTTGGAAGACCAAATACTGTTCAACTAAAAGATTTAGAATTTAGTTGTGTTGGATATAGTGGAGTAACAACAACAATATTCCAAGATCATGAAAGACCATTATTCCTAACAGGTATAGTATCTGAGAGAACATTTGAGGTTCAAGCAGGTCCTAGCACAATTGTTCATACCTATGTTGGAGGTGGAAATGCGTTTGAATTCTTTGAAGACAATACATTCGGTTCAGGATACAGAGGTGGAACAGTTGCTATCGGAGTGACTGATGAAGCATATGTTCATAAATTTGTAAGTTCTGGTATTGGGTCTATAAGAAAGGGTGCCTTCAATGGATTTGCATTTACAGCATCTGACGCTGAGTATGAATCACACAGTGGTCTTCTTACATTAACAATACCTAATCATACATTTACTTTAGCTGACACTGTTGGTATTGATACTGGAGGATTAGTATTTAAGTGTTCAAAAGATGGTTTCTTTGGTAATCATCCATATCCTAGAGAAAATTCTATAACAGGTAGTCATAGTTCAGGAAAAGATCCATTTGCTGGTATTCAGACTGGTATTACAACATTTACCACAAATACAATTACTTTCTTTGTCGGACAAGGTGGTGGCGGTGGAACAGGAGCAGACATCACTGCAACCGTTGGAGTTGGTGGAACACTTGCATTTAACATTGTTTCTGCTGGTACAAGTTATGTAAATCCGAAACTTATTATTCCTGAACCAACTTATGAAAACTTACCAGTAGTTGGTGTATCAAGATTAGGTATAGGAGCAACCACAGATACTGGTGAAAATCTATTATTGAATGTAGAGGTGGGTGCTTCTAGAACAAGTGTTGGTATTGGTTCAACGCTATTTGAGATAAATTCATTTAGTGTATCAAGACCTGGTCACTCATTTAAAGTTGGTGATAAATTTAAACCAGTAGGTTTGGTAACTGCTTCTCATTTATCAGCACCTATTCAAGAATTTGAACTTGAAGTTATTGAAGTGTTCAGAGATAAGTTCTCTGCTTGGCAATTTGGTGAAATCGACTTTATTGATAGCATTGCAAATCTTCAAGATGGTGAAAAAGTAAGATTCCCATTATTCTTTAATGGTCAAATATTAAGTTTTGAGAAAGATACATCAAATACAAAATCTCAACAAATTGATCTTGACGCAGTATTATTGATATTTGTTAATGGAGTTTTACAGAAACCAAAAGAATCATATCAGTTTGAAGGAGGATCTACCTTCACATTTACAGAACCACCAGATGCAGGTGATAGAGTTGATATATTCTTCTATAAAGGTGTTGATGGAACTGATGTTGAAATAAAGGATGTTCAAGAAACTGTAAAAATTGGTGATGAATTTAGAGTTCTTAAGAATGAAAATATTGGAATAACCACCTCTCAGGATAGTGATAGAGTTGTAAAAACGATATTAGGTGCTGATTTAGTTGAAACTGACATTTACACTGGATTGGGAATTGATGAAAATAATCCAAAACCAGTAAGGTGGGAAAAACAAAAAGTTGATATTACTTTAAATGGTGAAATAGTTGATAAAACAAGATCATCTCTCGAACCACAAATCAATCCAACTGCAAAAATTATTGGTGATTATTCAACTACCTCTGGTACATCTTTATCTGATCCTATCTTTGTAGATGATGCACTTCCATTCTTATATGAATTACAGCGATATGGTCAGAGTGGTGATGCTAAAGTTGATGCTTTAGTTTCATCTGGAAGTATTGGTGTAGGTGCTGGTGTTACAGCAACTGTATCCGCAGCTGGAACAGTGACTGATATAACAATTACTGAACCAGGTTCTGGATATTCAGGTAATGTTGATATAATCTTTTCACCCCCATTTACCGTAGGTGTAGGGGTAGGAACAACTGCCACTGCTACAGCAACAGTTACTGATGGTTCTGTAGTAGGATTTAATGTAACAAACAGAGGTTTAGGATATAATCCTGTAAATCCACCTCGAACAATTATCGAAACACCACCTTTCAAGACTGAAAAAATTAAAACAATTAAAACTGTTGCTGGTTTTACTGGTATTATCACAGGAATACAAAAAACTACAAGGACAGGTGGTGGACCTGCACTTAAATTCTTCTTTAATGCAACCACAATAGATAATAATGGTAAAATACAAAATGCTCCTGCTGTTGATTTACAACCAGGATATCCAATATTAGTTAAGGATACAAAAGTTGGATCTGGTGTGACATCCATAAATGGTGTAAATGCATCTGTTGTTGGAATTGGAACCACATTCTTAGATAACATCTATATTGTAAGAACTCGAACAGAAACCGCTTCTACGGGTATGGTAGTAGTTGATATTCATACAAATAGCAACTCATCAGTTACTCCAGGTGGAGTAGGAATTGCAGAAACTGGTTTCTTTGATCAAACCAATATTGGTTTGACCACTTCATTAGGAACAATAAGTTGGGGTATTATACATAGCGACTCACTTGTAAGAACAAATCCAGTTTCAATCGGTGTAACTGGTTTGACTGTTGATGCTGGTCTCTCAACTTTCCCAACGATTTCACGTAAAAATTACTTGAATACATCAGTTAGAGGTCATAGATCAACTGGAGCATTGAGAGTGTTTGGACTTTGATTATGGAACCCCTTATAAATAAAAAGAAAAGTTAAGATTCGATGCCAGCAATAGTTACTGATCAGTTTAGAATCCTGAACGCAAATAATTTTGTAGAATCAGTCGAAAATACAAATAATTCATATTATATTTTTCTAGGACTATCTAATCCTAAAGGATCTCCTGCAGGTTTAGTTGGATATGGAAGAACAGATGACTGGAATACAAGTGCAAAAACTCCATCACCTGTAGATAGTTTTTCATATCTTAATCATGCTGGTGATACAATGATGTTTGGTAAAAAAATATCATCTGCTAATATTAGAAGGATTATAAGAAGAGTTGATTGGGTTTCTGGAAGTAGATATGAGATTTATAGAGATGATTACAGTGCTTCTAATCCAAGTCCAGTAACATCAGCAAATAGACTGTATGATGCAAATTATTACGTCTTAAATTCAGATTTTAAAGTTTACGTTTGTATTGATAATGGATCTTCAGGTGAAAATGTTTTAGGAAACATATCACAGGATGAACCTACATTTACTGACTTAGAACCATCAAAGGCAGGTAATAGTGGTGATGGTTATGTTTGGAAATACTTATTTACAGTCTCACCTAGTGATATAATTAAATTTGACTCAACGGAGTATATAACTGTTCCTAATGATTGGTTAACTACAACCGATGCTCAAATTAGAACAGTTAGAGAGAATGGTAACTCAGATGTTAACTTAAATCAAATAAAACACGTTTATATTGAGAAGGGTGGACTTGGATATGCAAATGGATTAGGTCAAGAGGTTGACATTTTGGGTGATGGAACAGGTGCTAAAGCAAGAATTGATGTACAAAATACTAAAATAACTAATGTTACCGTAAGTGCAGGAGGAAAAGGATATACTTATGGTATCGTTGACTTAGGAACTTTAAACAGTGCTGTTAGTGCAGATAATAGGGCTAAACTAATACCAATCATCCCACCTGGTTTAGGACATGGTTCTGATGTTTATAAAGAGTTAGGAACTGATAAAGTTATAATTTATGCTCGTTTTGATGACTCAA